TGTACCGTTCCAAAGTCGAGGGTTACGAAACGCCTGAGACGGAGCAAATGCGCATCGGCAAACGCATTGAAGCCTTTACCGTGCGTGAGTTCAAACGACTAAAGCCGGAATTTACGGTACAGAATCCGAAACGCTTGTACAAACGCGACGGCATCTTTTTGGCAACGCCTGACCGCTTGTTATCTGTTGGCAGCAGTGAAGCTCACGCGATTTTGGAAATCAAAAACGCTGCTTACTGGTCGAAAGACAAGCGCACAATGGCAGCGTATCAAGTGCAGTGGTACTTGTTCGTTTTGGGCATGAAGTTTGGCTATATTTGCGCTCTTGAGCAAGGCTGGAAGCTGCACGTGCAGCCGATTGTACGCGATGAAGAGCTTATTGAGCGAATGAAAGACACCGCACAAATGTTTTGGGAGAAAATAGGGGAAAAATATGTTGCCTAAATGTTGCCCAATTATTTGTTTTTCAGGCAACATTTTCCTTAAAATTTTCGATTTTCCAGAAAATAGAAAAGCCGATGAATATCGTATTCATCGGCTTTTATTGGTGCACCCGTAGAGATTCGAACTCCAAATGCCACCCCGAAAAATCCCAGTAAAGACAAGACAAAATGTTGTTTATTCATGCGTCTTTTCGGTAAATTGCTTTTTCTACTTCTTTCTATTTTTTCTCGTCTTGCGTCCCCAATACGTCCCCAATGGCTAAATCGAACCTCGCTCAATCTACAAATATCGTCCTACGAAAAAAGGCTTTGTCGTCTGGACAATATCATCTGTTTCTTGACGTGCATCTGAAGGGAAAAAGAACAAAGGAATATCTTCATTTGTACCTGAATGGAAACAAAGATACGGACAAACAAACCCTAGAATTAGCAAAAAAAATTCATGCAAAGAGAGTGCTTGAAATTCAATCGGCGGCGCACGGAGAATTTGACCACAGCAAGACCAACGCTGATTTTATCGTTTTCTTTGAGTCCCTTATCGAAGAAAAAACCAACAAAAAGGCATATCGAAACACGCTTAATTATCTCAAAAAATTTCGCCCTGTACTGCCATTTCGTGCTATCAACTCCTCCATGCTCGAAGAGTTCAAAAAGCTGCTTTTGAAGCACGTTTCGCAGAACTCTGCCGGAACCTATTTTAACTGCGTCCGAGCGGCGCTCAATCAAGCAGTAAAACAAGACTTTATCGCTGTCAATCCAGCGCAAAAAGTCTCCAACATCACCTACCGAAACCCTCAACGACCTTTCCTCACCATTGACGAAATCCGCACTATTTCTGTTGCTGACTGCAAGTATCCTGAAATTAAGCGGGCATTCCTTTTTTCCTGCTTTACTGGACTGCGACTTTCGGATATACAGCAACTACAATGGGAAGATTTTCAAGCTGGGACAATCGTTTTCCGCCAGCAAAAGACCCAAGAGCTTCTTTCCTTACCTCTCTCCGAACAAGCGATGTTGTTTTTGGGAGAACCCCAAAAGACAGGACGGGTCTTTCATCTTGGAATCTCTACCTCAGGCTTGCAAGCATTTATTCCACTTTGGACAAAATCGTTAGGCATCGAAAAGCACGTTACATTCCATACCGCTCGTCATACCTTTGCCACGCTCGCCTTGACCAGCGACGTAGATATTTACACCGTGTCGAAACTGCTTGGACATACCGACGTGCGACATACCCAGATTTACGCCAAGCTCGTGGACGAAAAGAAGCAAAAAGCTATGATGAAAATGCCAACCCTATAAAACGTGTTCCATAATCGGCGAAAAACGTGGCATCAGTGAAAGCCGATAGCCCGTTTCTTGAAAAATATCTGCTTCTAAATCCCCTGTGAAGTTGATAAAATCTACCTCTTCGTCTTCACTCAAGGGAGCGTGAACGTATAAAAATATATGCTCACTATCTTCTGGGCTCCGGCTAATCTCTTGACGCTCAAGAGAAGGAAAGCGCTCTTGTACTTGTTCAAACAGGCGGCTGAGTAATTCCGCCTGTTTATGATTGACTTCGGTGTTCGGTCTCATTGAAGTTCCTCTGCTATTTTTGATACAAAATATTCTGCTTTTTTGAGTTGTTCCTTTGCAATTTGCTTGCTTACGCCGCGCTCTTCATAGTCTGCAAGTGTCCTTGATTTGTGCATTGAGGTCAAGTACCCTTTTAATTCACCACCCAGCTTTTTGGAGCGCTTTATTACCTCGCCGTTAAACACTGCTTGCACTTTTGCATGGTCGCTCTTAAACTCAAAACCTTTTGCCTGTATGATTGTCGCTGCTGCATGATAGGCAGCGTAATAGGCTCTATTTGTTGCTGCGTTGAAAAGCGATTGTTCAAACAAGATTTGTGCTGCCTTCAGGTTCTCTTGCGCTCTGTTCCAGAACTCGTTTGTCATTGTCGTGCCGTTGATGTTTGTGTACCTTGAATTGATTCAAATATACAATAAATGTATTTTATGTACAAGAGAAAAAATCAAGCCTCGCCGATTTCTTTAACGTATTCCGGCAAAACACCGTATCGCTCCACGTATTTGCATAAACGCTCCGTTTGGCTGGTAATAATGGCTTTGTTGTTCTCCATATTGGACACCATCGTATTCGGATTTGCAAAGCCCAAAAGCCTACCAAACTGTATTTGTGTCAAACCTAACTTCTTACGCAATTCGCGCATTTCCGTACCTTCCATGATGTTCTCCGTTTTGTAGTCAGGATGTTTCCGTACAAATATACAAAAAATACAATGAATGTAAAAAAAATACTTGTCAGTTAAATACAATAATTGTATATTTGTGTGCAATAAAGAACGCCGCTTGACGAGCGACCAACTACTACAAGCGGCGTAATTCCAAAACCTACATTTCGGAGACTTGCAATATGCAAACCCCATCGCACATCCACAATGCCAATGTCCTTGCACAAGCAATGACGCAGCAGAACGTCGCAACAAAGGCACAGGTCGTATCCAGCGCCCTCAACGACTTTTTGAACTTACCGTATGACCAGTTTATTGAGCCGATTGACACGATGGCACTCTACAAAGCGCAGGAGATTCTGGCGAAATTTAATGCGCGGAAGATGTATGAAGAGCTAGCGAAGCAGCTTGTGTAATCAAAATGGAAAGTGCAGCCAAAATTGGCTGCACTTTCCATTTTTTTAGCTCTGCAATTCTATATTTATTCAATCAGATATGAGAAGAAAAGCGAAACTTCAACCGAATAAGAATCTCTTTATCCAGCCATCAGCCAACGTGCTTTATTCAGGACGTTTGAAATTTTCCAAACTTAATATCTCAAACAGTATGTAAAGGCTTCGTGAGATAGTAGTTAAGATAATAAATATTCCTGCTGCATTGAATTTATGGATTATTTGTACTCCGAAACCATCTGATGTAACCCAGACAGTATAAAGCATTGCAAATGAAATGATTAGCTCTATAATCCCAGTTTTGAAAATCTTAACAATAGTAGAATAATGTTTACTGGAAAAAATTAGTTCTAAAGCATTTTCCGCCTCATTTACCCCTTTTGCATGAAGATTTGACTTAAAAGTAACAATTATTGTTAGAGCAGCGAGCATAAAACCAGCAAGCGAAACGCTTGTTGAAATCAAACTGGATAGAATGTTTATCTGGCTTAATTTTTCTGGTATCGGCAACATAAACAATGGAGAATTATGCCAAAATGTAAGCACCGTAGCCACAATAGCTAAATCAATTATTATTGGTTTAGCTAAGTAAAAATCTGCTAATGTTTTTTTGAGTTTCATAGAAATTTTTTCGATTTTATTTCTAATTGCATTTTCTCAAACATATCACTCGAAACAATTGTTCTATAACGCTTTCTTCTTTCAACATGAATTTCACTTTCAACCTTATCAACCAACAGATTAAAAATTTCGAGGCGATTGTAATTGTCTCTATTTTCTGCTTTTACCTTAAGAGTATTAAAATATCCAACTCTTTTTTTATCCTGAAGTAATTTACTGATTATTTGTAAGATAACAGACTTAATTGCGCCAGTGGATTCTCGTTTTCTGTAATCAAAATTCAAAGAAATTGTAACATAATCGCTTTGGAAATGCTCTTTTGAAGTTTCTAAGGCGCTATACATACCCATATCAATGTCTTGTATTTTAGCAATATTATCTTTGTGAACTTTCGCGATGAATTCTGAACACCTTTGTATCTTATCACGCATTTTAGCTAATTCATCTTTTAAGATTGGGGTATATTCAATTTCTTTAAGTACCTTTAGGTGTTGACCAACAGTTACGATATACTTAGTGAAATCTTGAATCTTAGCCCCAAACTGATTATACTCAATTGCAACTTTGATATTAGGCTTTGAATAATCTATCACAAAATGTGTGGTTTCTAAAATTCCTTCTTTGTCGGATACATCAATATCTCTTACTACATCGGTATCTGTATTCATAATCTCAGGCAAAATATTTTTCCTTACACAACGTAATTTTCCTGTGACAAATTTACCAGTTGAATTAAAGGCTATATCCTGAATAAATATAGATTTCTCGTCTGAAAAGTCTTGATATCTGATTGCGGCACGAGTTTTTGCCAGAGACATAATCTTTGCAAAAAGTTCTCTGAAATGATTGCCGTCGCTAGGAGTAAAATCAGGAGCGAAAACAAAGTTAAGTTCGTAGAAATGGATTTTTCTTTTAATTTTTGCCATAAATCAAAAAGCAAGAAATGAATTTGTTAATATCCCGTTTTGAAGAGGAAAGGTTTTAGTTCTTAATTAGTCATCAACCGCCAATTTGACATGATACTCAAATAATAAAACTGTTGTTCTGTGAGTATATCGGAGGGCAGCCAATTGGCTACCCTCTGGCGTTTTATTATTGCCACTCAGAAACTTTGCGACGACGTTTTGAAGTTGTAGGTTTAGGTTTAGAGAAATGCTCTATACCTAAATCTATCCCCCAACCGATGCCCATTCCAATGAGAAGTCCCCATTGCTGCCCTGTTTGACAGTCTTTGGCATTTTTACTGCCAGCAACTGCACCAACAAAGCCGAAAAAGCCCGGAAGGGATTTGCTCGCGTTCTGGATTACCTCCGGCTGTATGGAGCATGGACGGTTGTCTGTCGCAAACACTTGTGGTAACGTATTTTTTTGTAAATACATAACTATAAGAGTTTATAAGAGTTTGTAGAAAAATCCTGTGCTTATATTTCATAAAACAGGTTGAATTAGTTCCTTCAAGTTTTCAAATGCTTCATATTGCCTCTCGCAGCCCAATCTTGTGCCAATCCGCCAAAACAACCATATCCACCAACACCAATTTTCCATTCCGCGCAGCGCTTTCTCTGGCTTCGCTCGTGAAGGTACTGGTGGTGACGATATAACCGCGATGGGCTTCGTTTTCTTCGATTACGCCTTTGAATTGCTGTACGATAGGACGACCTACCGTGTTCTCCGGCGCATTGCGCTTGCATTGTACCACAATCAACCCTTCGGGATGCCGCGCAAAACCGTCCACACCCGCATCGTTGCTTTGCTTCGTTACCCATGCCGTAAGTCCGGCACTTTGGAAAAATGACATGACGTGCTGCTCAAACTCGTAGGGTTTTAATTGTAGCAGTGCTTGCTGCAAGGCGGCTTGTTCTTCGGGAACATCGTAACGGTGCGGTGGTGCTGGCTTTTCCGTCATTGCCTTGCGCAAGTCTGCTTTTGTGCGGCGCAATATCTCGTCGTGGGCTATCATTGCACCGATGAACGCAACATATTCACCAGCGCCCTTGTTCGTCAGCACAGCATCAATCACCGATGTAACGCCCGCAGCGCCCAGAAACACCAGCAGCAATGCCGATACACCAATACCTGTTCCAAACCCAACAATGCCGACTCCAGCGCCGCCTATAACCGTAGATGCGGCAAGCGTTACGGGAATGGCGATTTTGACGGGGAGAGGGAGATTGCTGTTTTTGTAGTTGTTGAATGCTTCGCCAACGCTGCGACCAAGAGCCAGTGCAGCTTTCTTACCGTCTATCCGGCTTGAAACAGCACGAAACTTCTCCGCAGCGTTCTGGTCGGAAGCAAGGTCGGTACGCACAGCGGAAAGCCACACCAAAAGTTCTGTGCGGTCTTCTTCGGTGGAGCAAGATTCAACGGCTTTGACAAATAAGGAAGCTACCCACGCGCGGATTTTATCAACAATGACATTATCCTCCACGACGTTGGAAGCCTTTTCTTTTGCAGAATCCAACGCACGAGAAGCGCTGCCTTTTAAGCGCTCAAGCGAGGTTTGGGCTTTGACGAGGGCGTTTTTGTTGTCCATTGCTACTCATATTTTTTTAGTATTGTTTGAATTTGCTCTTCGGCATCTTTAATATATTTATAGTCAGAATCATCTGGAGTCAAAAAGTTGTCAAGCCAGTTTCTACCGCTGAGGTTGAAAAATTTTGTGTACAAAAACTTCATATAGCTTTGCGCAAACTCAATCTTTTCAGATTGATTTAATTTAGAGTTATCTAGCCGTTGGCACCAGCGCAATACATTATCTAACAGAACCTTATATTGGTCGATGTAATCATAATCAAGATAAGACCTAAGAGTTTTACGTGGCAAATCCAGTTCCATTTGAAATACCGTCATCATCATTTCATAAGTCCAGTCCTTTCTGAATGTGTAATCCTTGCTGCCGTCAGGTTCGATTTTAATATCAAATAAGAAGGCTTGATTCTCAGGAGTAAGGTTTTCACGATTATTAGAAATCAGAGTGTGTAACCTGCCGAGCAATATGCTATTGATGGTATTTGCACCATGGAAGGGTGGTCGGCTTTGAAAACGACTAGATTTTATTGAAAGTAATTCTGTTATTTGAGAGTCAAATCGCTCAAATAATCTTAAAAGTATTGTGTATTCATTCTGCTGGAAGAATCGCTCACGCTCTTCTTCGAGTGCCTGTTTTTGAATTTCATTTTGCTGGAAAAATTGCTCACGTTCCTCTTCGAGCGCTTGTCTCTGCATTTGATTTGCTTTTAACTGCTGCCGAAAGGCTGCGTAGACGAAAACTCCATTTAGTAACCCAATAATCGGTGCAGTCAAACCGCCAATCATGTCCCCAATTTCATTTGGTTTTAAGTCTGTGTCAGAAGAACAGCCTTTTGCTATCACGATAATGAAAGGTATCCATGCAAAAAAAAATGCGAAGGAATAAACCAACCAAACAGGCAGACTGGTCATCAATGTTTGCAAGTCTTTATCCACTTTTTTAGGTGTTTTTTCTGATACGGTTTGCATCTGTATTTGATTGCTTGTTTTTGATTGTAGTGATTGTTAGCACTACGCATTTGTAAGTAGTTTGTACTCAAGCAAGTAGATTTTACCTCATTACCGAAATCTTCTCCCGCCATTCAATATTCCCCGCCTTAATAGCCAGAAAAGACGCTCCGACCGCAATATCCGAAAGCGACAAGCGGATGCTCTGCTCTCCGGCTGTGTGATTGTTCGCATAGATTTCACGACGATTACCAAGCATATCCACAAGCGCAATGCTGACCATTCCGCCAGCATCCAGACGAAAGTTTACCGTACAATCGCTGCTTGCTGGTTGCGGTGCAATCACGGCACGGGAAATTCCTTTTTGCCTATCATCGTAAACTGAGGTTCTTACTTTGCGAAGTGAATCCAGAAAGCGCTGGTTTACCGGGTTGTTGGCAATGCCAAATCGTGCTTGGGCAATTGTTCCGGCTCGGTTGCCGTTGTAATCGGTTGTGTCTCCTTTAAGGTTGCTCGGTACAGCAAAGGGTGTGGTCGTGGCAGTTGCAGTTTGAGAGGTACTTAACAAAGACACTATTCCTGCGGTATTTGCCGACGCAATTGGTCCGGCACAAAAGGCGTGGACACTGCCCACAGTGCCACTAATAGCTACGTTGGGGCGTTTTATCATTACCATATCATCGGCTGCAATGTCAAAACGTCCAGTTTCTATGAAATAGGTGGTATTCTGTAAGCCCACACTTATTACCGTGTCTCCCAACCTTTGCACTATTCCATTGGTAAGTGGTAACACCAGAAGCGTTCCCGCAGGAACTCGCTGCCAAAGCGACGTGTTGGCAAAGCGATAACTACCAGAACTCAGAGAATCGGCGTTGAAGCTATTACTGGATGTAGCAAAATCTCGCAAGATATAGCCACGTAGGTCAAAATTATCTCGTACCACCAGAACTTCAACGGTATCAATGAGGTTTTGCCCTCCATTGCGGTATTTATTGATGAGAACGTCTTGAGCGAAGATGGGTGACGCGTACAGGAAAACAATGAGGAGAAGTAGGCGCATAATGGGTAAATAAACTGAATGGAGAAAATTGGTTGTCGTAATTACTGCTTTTCTACTGATTTTTTAGCACTGTACTTACTGCTTCTGGTACTGCACGAAAAAATGAATACCCCGTCCTGACTTCAATCTTCGCTACTGTTGTTGTGTATGGCTTCCAGTCATTTATTGCCTGTGCAGTGTTGGGCATCATTACAGCAAGTACCTGTGTTGTTGTTGTGATATTCGACAATGTTTGACCACGTTCTAATACTACGATGATTTTCCAGCATGAGTCAGGTATTGCCACTTTGTTGTTAATCATCGCATCAGACTGAAAGACACCGCCAGAAATGAGGTACAGTTCCTTATTTCCCTGCTTACAGAGGCGCTCACACTCTTCCTCAAGTCTGAGCCAACCCAAACGGTTAAGTTCGGGTGTTTGCGGAATAATATTGGTCATCAGAAATGTACTCCGATTGTCCTCGTCGTTACGTGTTCGTTCCTCGCTGCGCACAAGATGTCCCCTATCAAAACCGCTGTTCGTATAATCACCATGAGTGACGCGAACGAAACCAGATGGCAGCGATATATCGGTAATAAAATTACCTGAATAACGCGGCGCATCACCGTACCAACTTGCATTGAGATTCCATGATACCCAGTTCGGAACATTTCGCTTATTGTTGTAGCTGAGGGCGAATCATTAGGTAATCGTCTGTACTATCTGCATCGCGGGGAATACCTGTTTCAAGATGGATACTGCCGTAGCGCAAAGTGTCTGTGCTTGTTTTAGACGTAGAGGTAACGGTTTGGCAAGCAGAAGTACCAAATGTTAGGAAGAGAGCAATAATGAGATATTTCATTGGGATTCACCGTAATTTTTCAATCCAGAGTATATTTTTGTCAATATCCAGTATTTGCCTATCAATGAGCATTTTTTGGTTTTCGTGTGGAAATAACGCTGCTTCTTTCTGCAATCGCAATCGAATACGGCTGCTCCTATCCATGCGTCGAGTAGTGCTGCTTTGATAGTATGATGTACCAATTTTAGCATTTCGCTGTCGTGCTTCAACCGAAACAGCCTTCATCTCAAGGGCAACTTCTTTCTTCTCAAGAGCAAGCTCTTTTTTCATCAACTTCAAATCCTTGATGAGTTCTTTTGCTTCTTGCGGCGTATTGGGCGTAAAGTCTATGGCTAGTTCAAGTGCCTCTCTCGTTTTATCAAGCCGCTCAATCGTGGTAGCAAGTTTTGAACATAAGGCTAACAAATTTGATTTTTCCGATGAGGTTTGTACTCCCAGAGCTAACTTTGATTCGCAGTCAGATAGGATATTGCTTATTTCACTGGAAAGTAGTTCAATCCCCTGCACGTACTTTTCAGCTTTTGAATCCCATCTGTCTATGTCTGCAAAAGTTTCGATGTTTTTCACCTCGTGAAGAACCATTTGCATTGAGCTTGCAATGTCAAGTGCTTGTTGATGCTTCTCTAGCATATTCGCCTCCAAAGCGCTAGGAACATAATCTTTCACCGCTAAAACTGTTGGATTGTTACCTTTCAAACGCACAACCAACTTGTAGGGCAAATAGAATAAAGCCCACGTGATAATCAGCGTGAGCAAGCCAATACCATACTGCCCTGATTGTATTGCGCCTAAAAGTATCATGAAGGCAAGGAGAGAAAACAGTCCAAACCAAATTTTCTTGAGCATAATCCCTGAAAATCAATCTATAAGTTTATGGAGATTGCCAGCACCGTGCTATAAGTACATGGTATTATTTGCTTGAAACTCTTTCCAATACCAATTCTGTTCCGTACCGATTTCGATACTATGGATTACGTTCTCATGCTGCTTGCATCTCCTCTCGGTTTAAGAACGTGTCTTTGTATTTGATGTATCGCTTGTAGCAATAATCGGTCAATTTCATGAATCTATCTGCTGCTTGCCCCACCATTTTCTGGTCAGATTGCCAATTGATGCGCTCGTGAAAGCCCATGCTCATAAACTTGGGGTTGCCCATCAAGGTAGACATATTGACTAGCGGCTCAGGAAACACATCGGATTCAAATTCGCTTTGAATCCACTCTATGGCTGGCAGCAGCCTTTTTCGCAAACCGTTGTCAAGTGTATTGTCCGCAATGGCTTGTAGTTTGGTATATCGAAATGGCATTCTGTTTTTATCCGTCAAAATAATCAGCACTTCGATGTAATTGATGTAGTTTTCGACTTTCATATTGCTTGCATGGAGTAAGATGGTTTTTTATCATATAACAGCACGGCGGCTGCAAAATCGCGCTTGTGGAGGTATAAGTCGGCTATGCCGCCAATTTCCTTTTTGAACTCACCTTTGTCGGAGAACAAACCCAAGAATTTTTTGGGATTGTTGAAGTAGAAGCGGCATATCTGCTGGCGGGGATTGCCGTCGAGTAAGACGTTGAAGTACGACACGGTGTCTTTGAACTGCACCCGCTCTGGATGCACGATGTCGTGCAAAAGCGTCCGCACGGTGTAGAAGCCTTCCCATTCCTCGACGGTAGTGACAATTTCTTTCCCTCCGGCAGCCTGTCCATTCTCGGAAATGGTGCCATTTTGTGAACCCGCTATTTGTGCGGTCTTCAGAACTTGGTGAACGCGGCTTTGCACAACGTTTTCAAGTGCCTTTTTCACGATGGAACGCATGATGTCAGCGTTTTTGGTAGTGAATTTTGCGTTCGCATCCGACGCATTGATAAGTAGTTTTACGAACTCGTCACTGGGGCTGTCAAGCTGCCGGACGAGGTATGCCTTTACGTTTTCTGCGTGCATGAGTTGTGTGGCAGTGCGGGTTACGTCGTCCACATCGAAGGTCTCGCGGGTGAATTGCGACAATTCTTCAATCATAATCGTCTCCGGCTTGGTGAAATCAACCGTGAAAAATGGTGCACTGTCCAATACATTAGGGTTTTCGGTGTCGGTGTAAAAGAGATACCGCACACCATCGGTAAGAATCGCAATCGGGCATGACAAGAGCGTTCCGAAATAGCGGTACAGCTGCGAAGCATGAGCGCTTTCGAGCTTCGCGCCCGGCATCTTGCACTCAATAATAAACGCGATTTTACCTTTTTTCATCACTGCATAGTCAACCTTTTCCCCTCGTTTGATGCCCGTGTCGGCAGTAAATTCGGGGATGACTTCGAGTGGATTGAAAATATCCCATCCTAAAACGAATTGCAAGAATGGCAGAACAAGGGCGTGTTTGGCGGCTTCCTCCGTCTGGCATTTGGAGGAGTATGCTTGGATGTGGGTGACAATACCGTTCACATTCTTCTCAACCTGTTTTTCGACTTCTGCGCGGGTCATATTTTCTCAGTTTCAATGTTGAATACAATTCCGCTGGCTTATTTGGATGCAGCAACTTTTTTCAATTCTTCCAAGAGCGATTTTTCAGGATTGCCCAATTCGCTTTCTTGGAGACCTTTGAGCGAGCCGTCAGAGTTGGCAAAGTAGAACCACACCGACATTACGCCGTTATTCAACAGCACCGTGACTTTCCATTTCATGGTGCCGAACGACGGTTTTTCGGCTTGGAGATAGAAATACTCCAGCTCTTTGGCAGAGAATTGCTCGGGCGAATGGGTGTGAGTAATAGTCCAGACCTCACTTGTGAGTGCTTTTAGGAGCGGTACACGATACCACGTATAGTATTCTTTGTAGGGTATTTCAACAGGTTTTGCTTTGGGAAATTGTGCAAAAACAGGAGCGCCTACGCAAAACAAGAGAACCAAGAATAATTTTCTCATTACGAAACCCTTTTCGATAGAAAAACTAGAAAAACACAGTTACACACTGCGAAATAGTCAAAAAAATATCAACCTTCCAAATTGATTTATTTGAACTTGTGGCTTCCTTAGAAAAAAATAGTTTCTGTGCAATAGCGCTCGGTCATTAGAATGGGGGTCTCGGTCATTACTTTTGGGCTTCGGTCATTAGTTTGGCATTTTGGGTCATCGGAGTTGCATGGAAGATAAATTTTACAGTGTACCCTTGTGAATGAAATTTACACTCAAAACAGCATAGTAGAGCCATCCACTGAGAAAGACAGTAGAATAGTAATTGAGTATAGAAGTGAAAAATGGAGATTTTACCGACCTACAACCCGTGAATATACAAGTAGCGAGAGACCTCGCGCTAGTATCGGAACTCTGTTGATTGCTCTCATTTATTTTCTACGCGCAATGCCGTGATAACGACCAATCACCACGCCCTTGATTTCTACGGTAGCGTAATCTGCAAATCGAATAGGTTCATAACGAGGGTTTTCCGGCACAAGAATCGGCTCTTGGGACCATAGCTTTACTTTCAGTCGGTAGGTCTTGACGGTCATTTCGCCGTCAATATCCGCGAGGACAATATCGCCGTCTTGCGCCTCAAGCTGAGAATCAACAAACACAAGGTCGCCGTTTTCTAAGCCGGCGCCTATCATGGAGTCACCTTTCACCCGAAAAACATAGGTCATTTTTGGGTGCTGCGAAATATAGTCTCCAACAGTTTCGCGTTCTTCGGGGGGAATATCGTTAAATGATTCTTCGGGCGTACCGCATGGGACACTGCATACAATCGGCATGGAGGCAATATCAAAATCAAGTATTTCCGCGTTGCCTATTGCTCTACGTTCCTTTTGGGTTTGGTTTTGCATTGGTTTGTCCTTTGATTTTTGTGATAAGAGACTCAAGTGTTTCCAAATCTTCGATGTCTATAACTCGTTGATTAAACTCCGGCATATCGGAGAGATTACCCACTAACTCTGGTTCGTGTTCTTTGCCTATACCCTGTTTTGCTTTTTTGAGCTTCGTTCCTGCCTCATTCTTCGCATACATCTCACCTTCACCTGTTAATAGCCAATCTGCACTGATGCCTACTTGCCAAAGCGCCGCTAAAATTTCACCACCTGGTATGCTGCCTTTTGAAAAATATTGATTCAAGGCATCTGGTCGCTTGCCGATTGCTCTGGCAAGATTTGCTCGTGAACCCTCAAAATGAAGATTCATAGCGGTTTCTAGCCTTTGTAAAATAACATTCATAAAAATTTATCTTTAATAGATAAAAATATCTTGACAAGCAGATATTTTTATCTTATTTTTGTTCCCAGATACCTCGCAAGGAATATACGAGAAACCTAATATAAAAACTTATGGAAAAGTTGAAATCTCTCAAAGAGAAAAAGGAATGGGAGAAGAAAGAATCCATTTCTTTTTCGCTGCCACTGGGAATGATTCGAGAACTGAAAAAGTCCGCAGAGAAATACGGACTGAATCATTCTGACATTGTAGAGCAAGCACTTTCAGAGTTTTTTCCCCTACTGGGTGCCGAAAACGACCTTGAAAGTTATGCTGAGTCCCAACAAGAAGCGTACCAAACGGGAGTGATAGTGCCATGAAACCCACACAAGCAGAAGTCCTTGATAACCTCAAAGAGGCTATCACCAAACTCAACAAAGCGCTGATAGACGTGCGGGCGTTGGGCATGACGGCAAATCTGACATTCCCCCAGTACGATGAAGAATGTGGGCTGCAACGCCTGAAAATCAAGGTTTCCAAACGCGAAACAGTCTTGGAGCTATAAACCATGCAAAACGTTACTCTCCAAATCTCCATTCCAGAAGCGCTCTTGCAGTCGCTCATCGAAGATGAAGTGCGCAAACTGGTACGGGAACGCGCCACCGAGCAGATAGAGCAAGACATGGTGCTTGGTGTTGCCGAAGCCGCGAAGTACCTGAACATCGCAAAGCAGACACTCTACACGAAAAGCTGCTATGGTGAAATCGCTTCCTTCAAGCGTGGTGGCTTGAAATTCCGCAAGTCCGACCTTGACGCTTGGCTTTTCAATAATCGCCGCGCTGCCGGCACGGAACTCGAAATGCAAGCTGCCAACTACGCCATGAAAAGGAAACGCGCATGAAACCGCTTCAAATCTTGACGCTCTGCCTCGTTGCCATTGCAGCAGCACTGTTTCTCAACAAACTATTCTGGATGCTGGTAGATTTTGTGCGGCAAAAGCTGAATGAGCGGGCAATCCGACGCATTCTCGACCACTACGATTAGCCACCGTTGGCGCTATGAACAACAACAAGCGCGGCGATAGACTTCGTGTGCGTGAATTTATGCTGTACGGCACTAACTCTATTTTTGGGCATGAGCTACAAGCCGCGCCTTTTCCTCACAACCTTTTCCTCAAAGACTATGATTTGCCCCGGGATTATCAACACCTTTCAGAAGCGTGTTTCTGATGTCGAAACGGAGATTCAGCACCTGTACAAGCGCCGCGACGAGTACAAATTTGGTTCGAGTGAGTGGCTCTATCACCAAGACCGCATCAACCAGCGCCAGAAGCGATTGAGTTACTTACGTGGAGTGGTGGAAAGAATGAAAGAAGAGACGTTGACAGAAGGCGCATGGTAACATCAAGGTATGCAGCATAAATACCTTCCTGAACACACAGACACAACTTGTAGGGGAGTTTTTTTTATCGCGGTGTAGAGCAATGGTAAACTCGCTTGGCTCATAACCAAGAGATTGTGGGTTCGATTCCCACCACCGCAACTAGCCTATTTAGTATAGGCGCTTACGATGACGGGGTTGTGTCCGTCAAAAAATAAGTAGCGCACAGGTCAGCGATATAGTTCAATTGGTAGAACCTCCCCATTTACGGCTGAGGAATGAGAGTTCGAGTCTCTCTATCGCTGCAAACAAAAGCCGCCTGAATACTTGCAATATTCAGGCGGCAATTCCAAACCTTTAGCTGAAAGGTATTCTATGTCTAGTGTTGTAAGAAAAATGACTGCGCAAAACTACATCAAGCAGTCAAAATCGAAACTTCGGTTGGTGCGATTCTCGCCGGAACAAGTAAAACTGAACCTTGAGAAAGCACAACGAAAATACTACGATTTGGTGAAAGATTCAATAGAAATCGAAAGCCATGCCCATCTTTCGGACGAACTCAACGACTGTGTGCGTGGTCTGGGTGAGGTTGCGCTGGTGTATAGCCTCCAGCAGCGTGGTCATCTTGCGACGGAATTTGAAATGGTGAAAGCTGTCGAAAAGACGAAAGAAGAACTTGACGACTTCCTAAAACGCTTCTTGGAATCTACGAGCGGTATCATCTTTTCAACGATACCCGAATGTGTTATTGATACCGATACAGAACCATTATTTGTTGAATAGGCGGCGCAAAGCCGCATCATTAGTACACTACTAACAACTTTTTGTACACTTACATTTTTTGAGGTAAACCATGGGATTCAATGATGTTAAAACCCCGACGTATGTGTCCGTTGAAAAGGACACCGCGCATTTTAACGTGAAACGCCAAGAGCAAGAGGCGTTCGCAGCGCAAAGCATAAGCGGCTTTTTGGTAGGCATTGATTACATCAACGCCACCTACAACAACAAACCCGCACCAAAGCTCTCGTTGAAGTTTATTGACCACACGAGCAACGAAGATTTCATATTTCAGACTTCTTTTACAGGCGGTTACGCACAAACGATTCTGAATTGCCTTGCGGGTGTGGGACACGCTCAGTTTGGCGTGGTCGGCTTGAAGATGGTAGAAAAAGGCGACAAAGCAAAGATGCAAGTCTATCACAATGAAATGTACCTCCAGTGGAAGTACAAGCCAGAGCAGATGCCGAAGCCAGAAGAATATAGGCTCAAGTCCGGCGAGACGGTAGTTGACTACACCGAGCGCACAAACTGGTTCCGCGAAACGGTCTTGTCGGAGGTGCAAGCAAAACTGCCCTCACGCTACGACCGCAAAGAACTCGTAGAAAGTACAATGGACAAGCAACATATCATTGCGCCACCTGCGCCCAAAGAAGAAGACATCGAATGGGGCAGAAAACCCGTAGCAGCTTTACCCGAAAGGAGCGCGGCGGCTGATTATGTCCCGTTTCCGACCGCAGCAGGCAGCGTCAACGTCCCGCGAGGCGCTTCACGAATTGTTGAGGCAGAAGTTGTTCCTTTCCCAACAGACGACGACCTTCCGTTTTAACCCGATAACACCAATCGAAGAACTATCAATGGAAGTCACTCTTGCACTATTCAACATCGAAGAACAAGCGAAAAACCGCTTGGATGAACGCTTGCGTGGCTTCCGTGCAAAGTACGCTCCTCAGAAACAGCAGCCAAATGCAACCATCGAGATTCAAACTCCGCTGCCTTCGGTATCACCTATTCCAGAACCGCTCGTAAAAGAGTCGGAACCGCTCGTGGAAGAGCCTGTGCAGGCTGCGAAACAATGTTTGCAGCCTAGCGTGGAAGCGCCTACGGAGCGCATTTCGGAAGAGGTCTTCTGGGCGTGTGTGTTTGGTGTGGATGAGGTGCTGCATATCTCCGAACTGGTACGACGGGTGCGGTATTGCGGCGAGATTTTCGGTGTAATCCCGAAGCCGCTTCCGCAATACCTCAACGACGCAACGCAAGACACCCTTGCGCACAATCTTATCAACCGCGCCCACCATGACGGCTTATTGCAAGAAACAGCACGTTTCAGCAATCATGCCGTCTTGTGGTCGCATAATTACTGCTATCAGCATGGCACGACCACTCAAAACTAACGCCGAGCATTTCAAGCACACACGCGACTTTCGCAATGAACTCGCTGTGAGGGCGCTCCGGCAGCGCTTTGGCATTGTAGGCTATGGAATAACTGTGATGCTGCTTGAATTTTTGACGGGTGCCGAATATATGCGCATAGAATGGAATGAAATTCAGAGAGAACTCATCTCCGCAGACTTCGGAACGGACAGCGAAACGCTCCAAGAAGTGGTTGAGTATGGGTGCAAAGTCGGGGTTTTCCGTATGGAAAACTCACAGGAAACAGAGTTTTCCAACGGTAAAACTACACACGTGTTTTCCCCGCTTTTACAACACCTTTTGAGGGATTTATTAGAGTTTCGCGCCGGAGAACGTACCAGAAAAGGAGTTTTCCGCACGGAAAACCCGCAGGAAACTCCGACAAACGACAGTTTTCCGCACGGAAAATCACATAGTATAGTAGAGTATAGTAAAGATATATCTATATCGGATTCTGCGAATCAAACCCAAACCCCAGAAGCCCTCCCCGAAAAAGAAAGCGCGGTTGCGCCGCCGCCAGAAAAACCCGACGACGACGACCCACACCGAGCAGAAGCCCTCGCACTGGTAAAGTTCTGCGCCGCGCTGCCGACACTAAGCAGCCTCAAGCGGCAACTCGCCGTAGATGAAGCCTCGCGTCTCGTGATGCTCTACGGTCTCCAAGCCGCGAAGGAAGCTGCCGAAGGACGCGACGGTTACAAAGGCTGCGAGAACTACACGAGCGTGTATGTCGCTGTGGAGAAATGGGCGAAATCCTCGCAACTCTACACCCGAAGTAATCCGAAAGCCGCTCCCGCGCAAGCGCCGAAAGCAGCGAACCTTGTCCAAGCCCCTGCTGGCTGGAAACCTAATCCCGTCATTCCCAAACCAATTCCTCAAACAGCATGATTGCATCGAAGCCACTTCCCTTTTCGACAGATGCCGAAACCGCCGTTCTGGGCGCGTGTATGCTCTCCGAATCGGCGCTCATGGTCGCTTCCGAGAAACTGACCTCCGAGCATTTTTACCACGAAACGCACCGTATCATTTTCGATACCATGCTGACCATGTACCGCGCCGGACAGCCTCTGGACATGGTCACGGTGACACAGAATCTTCATAACAACGGACAAATCGCACAGGTCGGCGGTTCGTCGCGTTTAGTGGCGATGTACAGCAACACGCCGAGCGCTGCCAACATTGACCACTACGTTGCGATTGTCCTCGAAAAATCCATTGCCCGTGAACTGGCGAAGGTTTGCTCCACCTACTACGACGCGGCATTAGACGAAACGCTCGACCCATTGCAAATGATGGTGGAGTTTCAAGACCACGCACTGAAGCTGGGTTCGGGACTGGTTACACCAACGCTGCACAAGCCGCGTCAGCTTGCCGCAGAGGTCTTTGCACACGTGGACGCAATGTTGGAAGCTGGCAGCCACATTACCGGAATACCAACAGGAATATCCGACCTTGATTTCATGCTTGGCGGCTTCAAACCTGCCGACCTCGTGATTATCGGCGCACGACCAAGCGTCGGCAAATCGGCGCTCATGCTCTCAATGGCGCACAACATGGTTTTGAGAGAGGCTCCCATAGCAATTTTCTCTATCGAAATGTCCGCAAAGGCTCTTGGAACAAGGCTGCTCAAAATGATTACGGGTTTAGACCTTGATTCGTACAAATTTCTTTCTTCTCGCCCCGGTCAAAACCAGATAGACCGCATTGTCGCTGGTGTGGAAGAAATGCAGAACATGAAAATTTACATTGACGACAAGCCAAATTTGAACGCTGCGGAATTTGCTGCAAAGGCGCGTCGGTACGTGTCCGAATTTGGCTGCAAGGCGATTTACTGCGATTACCTGCAAAAGTTCCAAAAAACGAACTTCCGGCTTGAAGAGCGGCATTTCATCACCGAGATAGCACGTATGCTTAAGAATACCGCGAAAATGCTGGATGTTCCCGTCATCGCGCTTTCGCAGCTAAAGCGCGATGTGGACAGCCGTGCCGACAAAAAGCCGCTCATGTCTGACTTCATGGAGAGCGGCAATATCGAAGCCGAAGCAGACGTAATGATAGGCATTGAGCGCCCGGAGCGCTATGGTGATATGATGTTTAGCGACGGTACTCCGGCAGTCGGCAAGGCAAAGCTGTGTGTGCTGAAACACCGCAACGGTACTATCGGCGAGGTGATTGTGAACTATCGCAAAGAACTTACACTTTTCCACGACAACCTTCCAAGCTACCCAGATTACACGGTGGACGAGGGCGATTACGGAGAGGCTTTCTAATGGGAGCAAAACGCATAGATGGTAATCAAAATGCCATCGTCGCAGCGCTGCGTAAGTGTGGCGCGTCGGTGCTGATTTTAAGCGAAGTCGGCAAGGGCTGCCCAGATATTTTGGTTGGCTACGGTGGACAAAATCTTGTCATGGAAATCAAAGATGACCAGCAGCCAAAATCGGGGCAAAAACTCACTCCCGCAGAAGAGAAGTGGCACAATGACTGGCGCGGGCAAAAAGCAGTCGTTCACAACGTACAAGAATCAATCAATTTACTCAACAATGCGACAAAAGGAAGGCGAAATGGAAACCAAAACCAATGACGAGCCAAAGCTCAAGCCCGGACAGCGCAAGCGCCCATTCAGCGAAGCGGGGTCTCCCAACGCTGGCAAAATCATGTTTTCTCGTAACGGAGCGGTGTACACAGTGCAAGCAAACGGCTCAATGAAGCGCCTCAAGCCAAACGAGCAAAAAGCGGTGTACGACGAACTGGCGGCAAATCCTGTGCAGAAGGAATGCGGGGCAATGCTGCATTTCTTTTACTGCGCAGAATGTGGCGTGTCTCGACACGAACCCTGTAAAAGGTTAAAGGAGCGTTTGATATGAGAAGACAGCCTGTTTACATGGAAGTCGAATGTGAGGAGCTTGGGCTTGATGAAGTAGAAGAGTGGATAGATACGGAAGCTAATTCACGGGAGCTAAATCTTGTAATCGAAGCCGCAGTAAAGAAGCTCCAGCAAATCACCATTAAAAGAAAAGAACAGGACGATAGCACCAAACGCGCTGTATTTGTAACAGTGCGCATCGAAAGAACCGATAAAATCAGCGACCTGCTAAACTACCTACTTTCCCACGAATTAGAATTTGAGGCAGAAGAATGAGACTCACCTTATACACCGAAAGCACGTGGATGGAGCTTGGAATACACGCGGCATACCAGTGGAGCGATACTGTTATGTGCGCCCAGGAATATGATGCCGTACAAATGATTACCGAAGAGATGGTATCTCGTGTTGAGCAGATGAAAGCCTACGACTTTGGTTTTACACCAGACTTTCGGGCAAAAATGATTGCCGAACTTCGGCGTAATATCGGAAAACGTGTATTGATAACAACTCACTTTTCTAAACAAGAAAGGTTCATGGAATTAGTTGGGTTACTGAATGAGGGCAGAACGCTTGAGGAAGCGCAAAAAATTCTTACAGCAGAAATGGAGGTATTGAAATGAATATCAATGAGCATTTATCCGAAACTGAGAAGCTGAGAGAAATGAACGATTTTCTCCTTGCTACTCTACAATCTGTACAGGCAACGCTGCGCAAAACCAATTCTGTGAGTATAGCAGTTACAGGCATCATACACAGACCTGAACGAGCAGAAACGTCTGAGATTCGAGCAATATGGTCGCAACTTGAGGAGGCAATTTCACGAGCGGGCGGAAATACAGATGAACGCATTGCAGAAAAAAATGAGCCGACAACAATCGAACAACTTCAAAAAGCTGCTGTCGCTAGTTTTATCGCGCTTGTAGAAGAACGCGCTGAAGCCAAGATGCTGACAACGCACAAACTGGAAGGCGCTCACTACGCGGCTATGAAAGAGATTGCAGCGGAGATGGGTATTGTGATGGGAGAGATGAAGTTATGAACGATGAACAAAAACCAACGCGATTGCTACTCGGCGAGGCATATATGTTTTGCCGTGAGTGTGGTGCAAGGCTGTACAGCTTCGACGGGAAAGAAGATGCCGATATGGATTGCCCCTATAAAAAAGATTCGCAAGGCAGATGCACTGATATTCCGAAGGTGAAGAAATGATTTACACTATCGAAATAGACATGGACGCGAAATGCGCCGAGTGCGGACAGCTGGGAGCAACTAAAAATACTCTCTGCTTTAAGTGTATTGCAAAGGCACTCAGACCGTCAAGCCGCATGAAATCTGAGGCTGGGAAAACATTGCAGCAGCATTTTGACAAAAAGTATAGAATTTCAAAGAAACGAAAGGCGAAGCCATGACAAAATTAGAAGCACTTATCAAACAGTTAGAGGAATGGGAAGCAGAAAAAGCAAAACTCCTTGAGCGAGTTACTGATTTAGACTTTTTCATTGTTCTCATTAAAGAAGGAATTATCAGATGCAAAGACGAAGAAATGAGGCATCCATGACTAAAAGCCTGAAATTTTACCTGCTGGGTGTAGCGTTCTTTTTCTCGCTACTGCTGGTGTTCCTGCGCCCAGCATCAATCACGGTTTTTCTATTCTCGTTGGCAATGGTTACGCCCGGATATTACCTCATGGAACATGGTTGGGTGATTGCTGGCGGCGCGTGGATAATCGTTGCACTGGCTGTGGTAGCGGTGCTGTGCTGGCAGATTGGAGGGATGTGATGGACACAGAACTTGAAAAACTCGAATACCAAATGTTTCAAGCGCACGTGCGCTTGACAAAGGCAAGCGATGAGTTTCTTGATGCCTTGAGCGCCGTTATGAGGCACAGAAGAATCTATCCCAAATCAGAACATTTGCAACGAAGAAACCAGCGTATTGGCGAGGCATTCACGAATATTGCGATTGATTTACAGCAGCAGAGCCGAAGCGTTGAATCGCTCACACTGGAGGAATTACAACAACTTTTTCAAGACTGTTTTGCTATAAGCAAGGAGTAACGCCATGCTGAAAGTCTGTGAGCAAAAATGTAATGAATGCCTGTTCTCCAAGAACCGTATTGTAAGCAAAGAACGCACGAAGGAAATCATTGTCGAATGCTTGGAGGAAGATAGGTACTTCGTTTGCCATAAAGCCACAAATGCCAACAAGCAAGTGGTTTGTCGCGGCTTTTACGAGAAGTTTGGTTTGCAAAACGGTACGATTCGCGTTTGCGACCGCAATGATTGGGTTCAATTCGTGAATCCAACAACGGGATGCCCGGAAGAATAAACAACAACAATTTCCCCACGCTTGTATGAATACGACCATGAACACTGTTTTAACCTGCGTCAGCCTCGTTACAGGGCTGAAAAGTGACCATATTTTCCTCAACACCCGTCATCAGCACGGTTTGTTTGCGCGGTATATCGCTATCCAACTTCTCAAGGAAAGCGGGCTGACACATCAGCAGATTGCAGCAGAAACGCAGCGTACACGGCAAGCAGTGGGAAAGGCATTGAAAGCACACGAGCAGCTTTTTTCATCGGATTATCGCTATCGAAACACCTACCATCTCGCGCATCAGAAATTTGCGGAGCGCACGAGTTAGTTGCCGCAACTAACTCGTGTCCAGACTGTTTAAGCCATGCTGTAAATTTGATTTTTCACAGCATGGCTTTTTGTTTTTTTACGAAGAGAACCGCATGAACGCTCCCATCAGCCCTATATCCGCTCAGGCTCTCAATCTGGTTCCTGTTGCGTCGCTGCCTGTTCCGTCATCTAAAAACGACGGATGGATACTGCGTTTACGTGCCGATAGGCGTTTGTATGAATCCGATGGTACACAATGGAACGATTTTTTGAGCGGCGGAGCGCCACCTGTCGGTTCGATTGACGCAAATTCGCCCATCAATGGAAACCCTGCCGCATTAGATACTCCTGCCGAGCTTGCTGCTGAAATTCAAGCGCTACAAACGGCAATGGCAACGAAACTCAGTGACTCTGTTTTTGACAAGGACAAAGACGGCAGACTTGACGTTGATGCGCTTGACGACATGGAAATTCCCTTCACCACCCCTTCGACAACTTGGAACTACACGCACAATTTAGGGCGTATTCCGCAGGTCACGGTTTTGGATGATACGGGCAGTGAATTTGATGCTGACCCGCAATTCCCTGACTTGAACAACATTACGATTGAATTTATCACACCCAAAACGGGTAAACTTATTTTACACTAATATCTTGGAGATATAGTCATGCCAGTCAAATTGATTGAATTTTTGCAGCAGTTGGCTTCTGCCACTACTGCCCGTATCGCAGCCGTTCTCGCGGCTCTTGTCCTCGCCGGAAAATCTACGGCAGGTATTTTTGGTTTTGATTCAAGCATCGGTCGTTTTATTGGTGTTCGCACCAATGGTGGCGCACCTGACCCGTTTGCACACCTCAGCGATATTGCTCCGAGCGCTGTTAAAACGTTTGCAGGTACGTTACCTCCCGTTGCTGCAAACGAAAACACGATTTTGCATAGTCTAGGTACTATGAAAATCAATTCGGTGACATTGATAAACACTGATAACTACCCGATTGTTGCGGGCTGGGAGGTTGTTGACAACAATAATCTGAAAATCTACACCCTGAACGATTACGCAGACTTGCCATTCAGCATTGTTGCCTTGCCGTAAGAATACTCAACCCCGCACTAATTCAGTGCGGGGTTTGTTTCTCTCCTTTACTATCGAATTACAGCCATGAAATTTAGTAGCAACGTTGAATTTGAAAAATATACTACTGCCGCACGTGACGCTCGTGTAGCCGCAGGCAAGATGCCTGTTGGCTCAGTTATAGAAAACACCACGACCGGAACAGTGCAGTGGAGAAAAGATGCTACTACATGGCTGGATATTGGCGTTCCGCCCGGTGCTTCTCTTACACCTGTTGCATATCAGGCAAACCCAACGCTGGCATCACTCCGTGATGCAATGGTGTCGTTTGGCGGTATGTCTCCTCAGCCGACATATCAAGTTTCGGGGCAAATCACAGGTACTGGAAACAACGGCGTAGCAGTAGCATTGGTTGGTGCGCAAACTTATAATACGACCACAGACGGAAGCGGTAACTTCTCCTTCCCTGCTGTGGTGGATGGCTCTTACACTCTTACCGCAAACAAAAGCGGGTACTATTTTACGCCATTTAACCGTAGCGTTACGGTCAGCGGCGCAAATGTTACCGCACAGAACTTCACGATTGCAGTTTCAGCAGCAGCAGGTACAACAACTGATACGCACGTTATTGTGCCGACATCAAATACGGGGCGCTTACGGGCTGCTGTAAAATCAGGTTTCACGCTGGACGCAGCTACATTCACCAACGCCACAGCGCAAGCATACACGCCATGCGTTGAACAATCTCGAATCTTCGTGCCGAATGCCACAGGTATCGGTACAGTTGGCGTTTGGAACGCAGCAACACTTGCCTACATCGGTTCATTCACGGCGGTTGCCGGACAGAACGTTTTCCGTCTGTATTTCAGTGGTGGGAAAATGGCTATTGTCACATCGGGTGGCATCCGTTTCGGCACATACAATTTTGGTACGGACGTGTTCACGAGCGGTACGCTTCTCGCAAACGAGGTGTACCCTATTGATTCCGACATGGGCAACGGGAACATTTATATTGCCTCGTCTATCGGTGGTTCACCGTCTAGGAACTTGACGGTTGTTAATATCGCCAGCGAGACCGTAACAGCGCGAACTAGTGTCATCAGCGGTTCGACGAATCTTGTTGGTGTACAATACGGAGCCGGGAAACTGCTGTGCATACCATCTACGCTCAGTTCGCAGCGCATTATTGATGCCGGAACGTTTGCTCAATTTGGCAGCGACCTCCCAATCAACGGAGACCCCTACCGCATGGCATTTGCTCAAGGGCATTGGTTCCAAGCAAGTGGCGCGGGCGGTGTAATGCGTTGGATTAAGGTATCGGACGGTACAACAGGCACAATCGCCAGCGTCACAGCCGTTGGTTGTGTCGCTGATGACAGCTATGTGTATGCTGCCGACAACACAAACAACCGTCTTATCCGTATTGATGTGGCAACGAAAGCAGTCGTCGGTTCGCCGTTGACAGGTTTTGCAAGCCCGAATTTCCTACGTTCATAATTCACTTTCTGATTTCATTTTCAAAATTCTTCCATGAAAACATTTACACCCAGACTCGACCGCTTTGTCTCTTGGCTAACGATTTTCACGCTGCTCGTGATTGCGTCGTGTATGCCCGCATTTGCGCAAGACGAAGCGGACACATCACAAGTCCAAGTGACTTCTGCACTATCCAAGCAAGAGGCAAAGCGCCATTTTGTGCGTAATCACGCAGTCACACAAAGCGACACGATTAGTGTCCTTGTCAAGCGTGTGATTGACGGCGATACGTTCATTTGTACGACCTGCCTCACTTGTGACGATTCCATCAGCATTCGCGTTCTTGAATTGGACACCTTTGAAAAGCGACGCGGAGAACATTTATCTCGGCAAGCAAAAGATTGGAATCTCACACAAAGCCAAGTTATCAATAAAGCCAAAGAAGCAACCGCAGAGGCAAAGAAACTTTTAGAAGGGCGACAGGTTAAACTTCACCGTGGGGACAAACTCGATATTAACCTCGACCGTTACGACCGACCTTTGCGATATGTGATACTACCAGACGGACGTGATTATTCCTCGCTTATGCGAAGTCGAAACCACGACGCATACCTCAATCGCTAAAACTCGATTTTTCAAGTACGACACAATATTTACTTATGCAAGACAAGACCACACAAACCAACGCTCCTGAACCTCTTTTGAGGCGTGACGAGTATTACCCCGTGGAGCAGCGCAAGAATCAAATTGTGTTGCACCATACGGCAGGCTCTCACCGCCCGGACTGGACGATTCAAGGATGGAATTCGGACAGGCTGGGGCGTGTTGCTACGGCATACGTTATCGGTAGCATTTCCACAACGGACGGCAATCGTGACTTTGATGGTCGTGTGCTGCAAACGATGAATCCCGCTCACTGGGCGCATCATTTAGGCATTCAAGCCGAACAGAATGAACGGCTCAACAAAGCCAGTATCGGTATTGAATTGTGCTGCTACGGCTATGTGACAAAACGTCGTGACGGTACGTTCTGGAGCTATGTCAATCGCCCTGTTCCGGCAGAACAAGTGATTGACTTGGGCTTTGAATTTCGCGGCTATCGTTTTTGGCAATCGTACACCGATGCACAACTCGAAGCCGCACAAAATCTCATTCGCTCTCTCGGTGAACGCTTTGGTATTCCGCTCACAAAGAAGTGGTCGGTATCAGATTTCAATGTCAGTCGTGATGCCCTCTCCGGCACTGCCGGAGTGTTCACACATTGCCAATACCGCACGGACAAATTCGACTGCTATCCGCATCCGAAACTAATCGAAATGCTCAATTCGCTATGAACCTTTTCCGTACCATATCGCGCACACACGCTTCCGATGCTACACCGTCAATCTCGGTGTATGACGTGATTGCGAATTGGGATTGGCGCATTGTCCGTCTGGCGTTTGTGGCGTTGTTTGTTTGGGCTGGTATTGTTCAAATTCTCTGGGCGCGTGAATCGCACTTGCAGTCTATCACGTTTTTCTACACGATGGGCGCTGCTGCAAGTGCGGTTTGCAGCCTACTCTACTGGCAACTTGTGCGGTTTCGAGCGGAGGAATCCAACGCTGAACAGCACAGGTACAGACTGTATGTTCAGATTGCCGGAGGTGCGGTGTGGTTCTGGACGGCTGGCATAGATGTCTATGTCCACGTCAATGAAGTGATATTTATCAATCCCACGTCGTGGCTGCATCACCTACTCATTAACATAACCATCCTTGCCTTGCTGTTTTGTTTGTGTTTGAATGAGATTGCTGCGATTACAAGAGCAGAAAAGTCAAACCAAGCGGGGGGCTATGAATGAGAAGGAAATGTTTTCATGGGGCTTTGGTGGTGGGCTTACGCTGGTCATAGGAAGCGTTGTCGCTCTCTTTGTTAGAAAAGTTCTGCCACTCATCACCAGTTTTTTGGCAGCAAAGACAGCAGAGAAAGACGCAAGCGCGGAACTGGCTTCAGCAGCCGAATCACTAGCCAAAGTCTCGCAAACTACATCGGCAGCGCACAGCACAGAATACCAAGCTCTCGCGGAGCGGAAAGCACAGGCAGACGCTCTGATACTGAAGCTGGAGAAAGAGCTTGCTCAGAAAAACGCGGAATTGCGCAAAATCAAATCGGTAGAAAAGGCTGTTTTGATGCAAGAGCGAGACGAAATGAAAAAGAAGGTAGCTGAACTGGAAGCCGAAATCGAAAGGCTGCAAAAGGAACTGGCAGCAGCAAAGGCACTAATCGAAAAGCACGAACAAAATAGAACCGACATCATTTCCGCAGACTAACATGAACGAAGAAACACGCATAGAGCAAGTACCACTGCTGCCACCTGAACCGCCAGTCGTGAAAGCGCCGGACATGACACCGAAAAAGGCTGTACTTCCTCAGTCGGTTATCAATGCAGTCAAGATGCGGCATGAGCAGCTTGCAGAAGCTGAACTGAACGGACTGCAACGCTTGTACCGTGAAGGCGAACTGGATGCGGAGCAAATTACGCTGCTCGTTCAAAGCGGTATCATTCAAGAACCAAAAAACATTTTTCAACTTTTACAGGAGAAATCCATGAACGCAATTTTCGCATTTGTCCTTAGCTGGATAAAAAACAACTGGCGTACAACCTACGCTGGTATTGTTGTCTTTGCCGCAACAACACTGGCAAAAGCAGGAATCAATCTCAATCAACACGAACTGGATGCGCTGATGGGCATTGGTTACGCGGTTATTTTCAAATTTTCCGATGTGCGGTGGGATTTATCCACCATCGTTGGTGTTGCTTTGATGGTGCTTTCGTTCTTCATCAATCCTGTTCTTGCGGGACTTGGTGTCACGGTTGATATGGGAGTGTTGCTGTTCATTCAACAACTATTGCAGCAAGGCGTAGCAACATTGCTGAAAGACCAGAAACAACTTTTCACGCAGCCAGTTCCGCAACAATGAACCCGATTTGTCCCATAAGAAAAGTGATGTGTTGGGATTGCCTCGTACCCTGCACTGCGCCTACAATCAATGATGCTGCGATCATCGTTCCAAAAGAAGAACCAGAGTTTCACGGTATTCTGGCAACGGTTGTAAAAGTCGCAGACACGGTAAGTGTCGAAACAAATTTCCAAGACGAACACAAACTAAACGTGAAAGTACAGCTATGACACTCAAACAGATAAGCGACTTTGCAGAAGAACACGGATGCGGCGATTTTACGTTTATTGTTGCAGACGTGGGAGGCAAAGAACTGTGGCTGGGTAATCCAAGCGTTGAAAACGAAGCGCTGGTGCTCAATGCAGATAGCAACAATTCGTATTTCAATCTGAACCAGCTTCTGTTTTGGCGTAAAGTCATGCTTTATCCGAACAATCCAGTCATCATCAAATCTGACAACGTTGACTATCAAGTCAAAAGTCTTGGCAGAGGTGCAACGCCGGATGGTGGCGCAAAGGCAATCATTTTACAGGCGTAAATGACACTGCCTATCCAATATACCGACGACGGACGGCACGTACTGGAGGAAATCGCTCTCTCCGGCATTTCTCATGTGTCCGGCATTCCTGTTGGTTCGAGCATCATTTCGGATGGTACAAAGTGGATTGTTGGACAAGTGACAGGCGGCGGTACATCGAATTTGGCAGACACTACGCAAAACGGGCTACTACGAAAGTTGCCCACTCCATCGTTCTTTACCAATCAAACTATTCCCTTCCCTCGCACCGGCAGAGAAATGACGGGTTACACGGGAACATTCGGTACGGACAACTACACAGTCGCAGCCCTTGGCACTGAACTACAACCAGCGCACAAGGCGCTGAACCTCACGCTCACGACTGCCGAAAGCGCCGTATTTACAGGTACGACAGGCGGTATGCAGGTTACGTTTTCCAATGCCGTCGCTGCTGACTTGTACGAAATCGCGGTTCCGAACAACCTCAATAGCTGGCAAAACGCTCCTAAATCGTGGCTCTTTCAAGCATACAACGGCGTTACGTGGCAAACTCTGAGTACGGTTTCCAATGCTCCAGCATGGACAAGCGGCGAAAATCGTAGTTATCCACTTGCGAATACTACGTTTTTCAATGATTACCGTTTGAATGTCACGGATGCCTACACGGGTGGTGGCTTGGGAGCATCCGAACTATTCCCTCGTGCAGGTGCGGTAATGACTGCAAACACAACGGTAATTTCGGGCGGAACGTACACGGCTTCGGCATCCTCTAATAACGCACAGGCGTACTTCGCCTTCAACGGCGTACTGAATGGCGGTAATTGGTGGCTCTCCGGCGCAACAACGGGCTGGGTGCAGTTACAAATTCCGACAGCGCGAGTGATGCAATCCGTCGCAATCCAGTTCCCAAGCGTTCCCGTTCAACACTCACCCGCAAGCCTCACCATTGAAGGCTCGACAAACGGCACTTCGTGGACGACGCTTGCAACCGCTTCGGGCTTGACATGGGTGGCAGATGAAAGCAAGACGTTTACCATTTCCAATACCTCAGCGTACAGCTACATCCGATTTACAGGCACATCAAACGGTTTCGCGCTCGTGTACGGTGAAATCACGTTGACGTACTATCTCCCACAGTCCAATCGGTTTTCGATTGCACGGCTTCGGATTTCGGGCGCGAATCTTCAGGTGGCACAACCTGAAAAGCGCTGGTTAAAGGCAACGGCAAACGGCGGTAATTGGGAAGAAATCACATTCACGCAATCTGGCGGAAACGTTACGGGAACAATCACGGGCGATACGTTTACGCTCACAGCGCCGACCTACACGCATCCGACGTTCTCAACACAAAGCATTACGCCAAGTATCGTCGGCACAACGCTGAACGCTTTAGCTGCTACTCGTGATGCACTTGGTCACGTTTCCCTCAGTCTTGTAGCACTCACGCTGCCCTCGTCAGGTGGTTCGCTTACAGGCACAAGTGGAAACGGACTGACGGTTTCGCCGAACAGCGTTTCTCTCGCAGTGGCAACAACGAGCAGTCCCGGCGCAATGCCAGCGTTTCCATCGTTGAATCCCACATTTCTTTTCTTGCGCGGCGACGGCTTGTGGGCGCAGCCTCCGGCAGGCGGTGGCGGCAGTTCCTACACCCAGTGGCGGGCGCAAGTCGCGGACACATTCGGCAATGTTCTTTCACAAGATTCGATTACGGATAACGGCATCCTTCGTTTTGTTGCCGGAAGCAACGTGACCATTTCGCAAACCAGTCTTGGTGCGGGTGCTACGGCTATCACGATTTCTGCAACAAGCGGCGGTGGTGGTGGCAGTCTTACTGGCACAAGTGGAAACGGATTGACGGTTACGCCGACAACTGTTTCCCTCGCTCTTGCCACAACCAGCAGCGCAGGCGCAATGCCCGCGTTCTCCGGCAATTCGCTCACCTATCTTCGTGGTGACGGCTTCTGGGGCTTCTTGCCAAGCGGCAGCGGCGCTGTGAACAGCGTAACGACTGGCAACGGTGCGGTTCTCTCAGTAACACCGACCACGGGCAGCGTCGTCATTACGCCGATTGGTCTTTCGACAACGCTGAACAGTGGATGGAATTCTACAACGAAAACTTTGAGTTTGCCCGTTCCCGTGTATCAAGGCGGCATTTTGCTGAGTGCCAGTGTTGCGAACTTTGACCTGTCTAGTTTAGGTGGCGGTGGCGGCGGAACAACCATCGAAGTTCGGAAAGACGGCGCTGTTATTGGACAGGCATCCATTTTGAACTTTACGGGTCCGGGCGTTTTTGTTTCGACAGGTGTTGGATACGAAATCAACATACCGGGCGGAATTGGCGGCGGTGTTACCTCGTTCAATAGCACGGTAGGCGCAATCAATCTCGTGAACGGCACGAATACGACAATTACAAATCTTGGCGGCGGCACATTCCGCATTGATGCAACGGCAGGAAGCGCTTCACTAGCGGGTTTCTCCGGCAATGGACTGAGTGTAACGAGCAATACCGTTTCACTGGCAATGGCTTCGCTGGCAAACGCAGGTGCAATGCCAGTTCTGAGCGGTATTTCTACTCAGTATCTCAATGGGCTTGGGCAATGGACAACGCCACCGAGTGGAAGTGGCGGAATCACAAGTGTTGTAAGCGGGAATGCTGCGGTATTGAGCGCCAATGTTGTTGGCAACACGGCGACTATTACGCCGATTGGTGTCACGACCACATTTACACCGTCGTTCAATGCCCTGACCTCGACACTGACACTACCCATTTTAACGACGAGCGGCGGCATTCTCTCAAGCATTGGTTCAACATCCTTCACGATTTCGGGTGGCGTTCAGAGCCTTATCAATGGCACAAGTACAATCGCTACGAATATGGGTAGCGGGATTTGGCGCATAAATACTGACTTGCAAAATACTGGTACGGCAACCTTTGACAATGATGTTTATGGAGTTTTCTTCGGTGTGGCAAATATCGTTACACCGACACAGCAAATACGGAAAATACAAGGTAGCGAAGGTATTTATGTTCATCAAACGCCTAATGATGTGATTAGAATTGAGAACCGAAGCCTTATTTACCATGCTTCATACGCTGTAAACATCCCGCTCGGAGGTGGCATTACCGTCCGTTCTATTCAGCAATACCGAGATTTGAACCGCAACATCATCGTAGATTTTCTATCACTGAATACATAGCAAACAACTAGGCTTATACACTTTTCACAATACAACCATGAAATTCCTCGAAAACCTCGAATTCTCCGTCACCGCACTCTTCACGCAAGACAGCGAAGAACCTGTTTTGGATGACGACGGCAAACCGCTGTATAAAGGCGACGGTAGCCCCAAGACGAAAAAAGTCAAATCCAAGTCTTTGCAAATCGCCTTCCGTGATGCTGCGAAAGACAAGGACATTGCCCTTGCTGTTGTGAAATGCAACGACGTGGAGGAAGATGTCGCAAAAGAAATGATTGGTAAAGTTTTTGAGAAGTTCCCGCTTCAGATTGTAGATGCAGTCTATCGTGGCGAGAAAGTTGAGACCGTTACAGCACCCGCAGCAACTGATACGAAACCAGAAACAGTGGAAACCAATGGCTAAAGACACGCTCAATATCGCCGACCTGAAGCAACACGAACAAAACGCCAATCGCCACACTGAGCGCGGACGCTCACTGCTGGCGAATTCGCTGCGCGAGTACGGTGCTGGTAGGTCAATCGTTTTGGACAAAAACGGTGTAATCATCGCCGGAAACCTCACTGCGGAATATGCTGCGGAATGTGGTATTTCCAACGTCCGCGTCGTGAAAACAACGGGCAATGAGCTTGTTGCAGTGATGCGTACAGATTTGGACATCACCACCGACCGCAAAGCAAAGGAACTCGCTCTTGCCGATAACCGCATCGCACAGGTGAGCATTGATTTCGACCCCGTAGTGTTGCAGGCTCTCGAAGCCGAAGGCGTGAATATGGAGCAATTCTTCTCTAGCGATGAACTGACGGCGCTTATGGCAACTGACGAAGCTGCACAAGAACCTGTCGAAACGCCCGTGCCGGAGCTAAAAAGTGTGGCAATTACCAAAACGGGCGATGTGTACGAGTTTACGTTGAGCGGTATGACAAGTCGGCTTATGTGCGGTGACTCCACGAATGGTGGCGACGTAGCGCTGCTCATGCAGGGCAAAAAAGCAGCCATGCTCTTTACCGACCCACCGTACAATATCGCTTATACCGAATTTAACAACGAAGGTCGCGGCGGCGCTGAGAAAGCGGGCAAAGACTGGAGCGAGGTGTATTGCACTGCATGGAAAGATGAAATGTCCGATGACGACTACGCCAAATTCTTGAATGCGGTGCTGCGAAATGCGAAGGACAGCCTCATTCCTGATGCGCACTACTACGTCTGGTACGCAGCGAAATACTACGTGACCTTGACAGAAGCGTTCCGCGCAAACGAGGTTTCGTTTGATTCTATACCGCTTGTGTGGGTAAAACAGACCTTTACGATGTCGTGGGCGCACTACCATCGTCAGTACGAGCCGTGCATTGTGGGCGGAAAAGGAATGCCGACCGTTTCAAAACGCTGGTTTGGTCCCAAGAACGAAACCAACGTTTGGGCAATCTCTACGGAGCATAACAGCACATACATCCACCCAACGCAAAAGCCCGTAGCGCTCGTGCAAAGGGCGCTGCTCAATAGCTCCGAAGCGGGCGACCTGATTCTTGACCTCTTCGCCGGAAGCGGTTCGACTCTGCTTGCTTCGGTGCAAAACGCTCGGCATTGCTACACGATAGAGCAGGAGCCGCTTTTCTGCGATGCTGTTGTCCGCAGAATGATTTCTTACTGCGAGACGGCAGCTATCCCACTTGTTCTGAAGCGCAATGGCGAAATAATCAACCCAGAGGAGTTCCAATGTGCCAAGTGAGTACATCGGACATATCTGGGAGCGTCAAACGTGGGAAACTGACAATCAATATGGCGCATTTTTAGCGTATCGGGACTTAGGCACGAATCGCAGTGTAGATGCGGCTTTTGAGGTGTATGACGAAAAGAAAAAGGCACAAAAGAGTACAGAAAAGGCACAAAAGAGCGCAAAAAAAGACCAAAAAGCGCAAAAGAAGAAACGAGCAAACGGCACGTTTCGCGGATGGGTAAAAGACAACGATTGGGCAAGACGAGCAACCGAGTACGACGCATTTGTCCAGCGCGAACTTGACACCGCAAAACTGGAAGCACAAAAAGAGGCTCAAGTCGAAATCGTTGGCAAGATAGCCAAAGCTGCTTTGGAAGCGACGCTCAAAATGTTGGAAAAACCGTCGTTGGAGAAGGTTCGCAAAAGGTACAAAGTCGAGAAGGACGGCAAGCAAATACTGACGGAAGTCGTTACTGAGCAACAAAGCGTGTTTGCATCCGAAGGCATTGTGCGGTTTAGCTTGCAATCGCTCTTTCCACAGTTCTTTGGAAATATTGCCGACATAGACCCGAACGACATTAAAAGCAAAACGGATGCGGAACTTGAAGCACTGATAAAAGGCAAATGAAACAAGCAACCATCGACATTCGCGCTGCTGCTGAATTGGAATTACGTCGTCGGCAGCGCATACGCGAAGAGCAGCAAGCGCCTGATTGGATAACGCTTGTCGGCTTGATGGACTTCATTCCGTACATCTCTCCGGCATGGCAATCACCGCTTCACCTTGCGCCGATTGTGCAAGCATTAGAGCGGGTTTTGACGGAAAGCGTGAAGCTGGTGATTGAAGTACCGCCCAGACACTTCAAAACCGAGACCGTTCTTCACGCGATTGCTTGGATTCTCAGACAGCAGCCACATCGTACCGTAGGTTATGTGAGTTATGCCATCAAGCAAGCGCACTCGAAAGCGCTTAAAGCACAGCGATATAGCATTCAAGCAGGTCTGAAGCCCGATAAACAAATGCACAATCTCTCGGAATGGCGTGTTAGAGAAGGTGGTGGGATTTTGGCAACTGGTATCGGCGGGCCACTCACCGGGCAAGGTTTGGATGTTGGGATCATTGACGACCCAACGAAAAACCGCGAAGATGCTGAATCTCGCCAGAAACGAGACAAGCAATGGGGCTGGTTTGAGGACGTTTTCGAGACTCGGTATGCACCCAACGCCAGCGCAATCGTCGTTCTCACGCGCTGGCACGACGATGACCTTGCAGGACGGATAATGAAAGAGCGACCTGAGTATGAGTTTATCCGTATTCCGGCACTTGCAGATTGCTTAGACGCTCGTGGTGTGAGTTACGCTCCCGACCCGCTCGGACGGATGGAAGGCGAAGCATTGCTGCCAGACCGATACAGTAGTGAGTATTTGGAGCAAATCAGGGCAAAGAAGCCCTACACATTTGCTTCGCTTTACCAAGGGCTGCCTCGTCCGCGTCAAGCGAAGGTATTTGGTGATGCGACGTTCTATGAAAAATTGCCGGACAAAGTGTCCTACATCATCGGTGTGGACTTGGCATACACAGCATCTACTCGCGCACATTGGAGTTCTGCTGTGGTGTTTGCGGTAGATGGCGATATGTACTACATCGTTCACGTTGACCGCTGGCAATCGGACATTACCTCAACAACGGAGCGGCTCAAGCGCCTCCAAGCGCGGTATCCCGTGAGAATGTACGTGGAGGCGAATGGTCCGCAGAAAGCCGTTTGCGATATGCTTGAAGAGCGGAAAATTCGCATCAAGCGCTTGCAGCCCTCGGCAGATAAATACGTCCGCGCACAACCTTTTGCCGAAGCATGGAACGCCGGACGGGTTTTGCTGCCCAATGAAGCCCCGTGGCTGTCGGCATATTTAGACGAAATCAACGATTTTACTGGTGTTGGCGACGTGGAAGACGACCAAGTAGATGCGTCGGCAAATGGTTATCAACGAATTAAACGACCTGGAATATACTCGTAATGTTAGAACGCTTTCGCTCATATCTCCCTTGGCAACAAAGAGCAGCTTCACAGGCTGCTTCCAAGCCGTCCTACGCAAACATCATGGAGGTGTTGGGGCTGATGGCGCGTTCCATGCGGGCAAGCGGCGTAAAGCGCTCTGTGCAGGAACAAGCTGCTATCGGCATCACGTATGCTTGCTTGCAGCGCCGGGCGCAATCTATTTCGTCGTCGTGGGAGAAGGTGTACAGTGAGCGCACACAAAGCGATAAGAAAGAAGTACCGCTTGACCACTGGCTTGTACGCTTGCTTTGGAAGCCAAATGCCTATTATACGCGCTCACAGATACGCAAGCTAACGGCATACTGGCTGGACATCAATGGAAATGCGTTCATTCACACACCGATTGTTGCCGGAAAGCCGACAAGTATGTGGGTGCTGCGCCCTTCGCGTGTGAAGATTATTCTGGATTCTACCAGTCTGGTTGCTGGATACGAGGTGCAAAATTCAGGTTCAAGCGTTCTTGTTCCGGCAAACGAAATGATTCACCTGCGCGACCTCTACGCTTCCGATGCAGACGAGTATCAAGTCTATGGACGTGGCATTATTCAGGCATTGAAAGACCAGTTGTCGCTGGACAGCAACTTAGGGCAATATCTGGCTCGGTATTTTGACAATGATGCACGACCGCCATTTGTAGCAAAAGTAGCGACAGAGTTTGATGGCGATTGGAATGCGTTCAAAAACGAATGGAATGAGAAAAATCCGAACATGAAGCTACGTGGTTTGCTCACCGATGGGATGGAATTTGAGGAAATCAAGAGCGAGTCGGTGAAGGTAGATTTTGGCAAGGTTACGCTCTCGACGCAGGAGCAAATCACGTCTATCATGGGCGTTCCGCTTGGCTTGATAACGGGCAATCTGGCAAACCGCTCAACCGCAGAGGTCTTGGAACGGCATTTCTACACGAACACCATTGACCCGATACTGGACTACATTGATGAAGAATTTACGCGGCATTTCGCACAGTTTGAAGCGGGTTTGCTGGTAGAACACGAGCCGTACCGCGTCATTGACCCCGAAATGGAACTCAAGCGTGAGCAGCACGAAATCATGTACGGCATTAAAACCGTGAACGATGCCCGCAAAGAGCGTGGCAAGGAGTCCGTAGAATATGGTGATAAGCCGCTTGCACCCAAGAATTTGACATTTTTAGAAGCGCTTGTTCCGCCCCCTGCTCCCACAAACGCACCAGCGCCGGAGCCGGACAAACCCAAAAAGCAGCTTCCCAAAAAGCACCAACCTTCGCCAAACCAGCTATCACTCAACTGGGGCGATAATGCGCCGGAAGAAGATTCGCTCTTAGCGTACTGGAAAAGCTATGACGAAAAAGCCGGAACGTTCACGGATGCCGTGAAAGGTGAGCTAAACAGCGTCATGGATGACCTCGAAACGACGACGCTGGACAACTTAGAAAAGGGCTTGTTTGTGCCGGAAGAGTGGGCAGCGTCCATGTCGAAGCGGGTACAAGCAGCAATGCAGAAACATATTGAAACCATTACTGCTGCTGCCCTTGGCGACGCAAATGCAGAGCCGGAAGACCTTTCGGCAACCTTCGATGAGCGCATGGCAATCGCATCGCAGGAAAGCACGGACTTGATTACAGGCATCTTCGGCACGGCGAAAGAGGAATTACAAGCGAAAATTGCTGCCAACACGCAAGCCAGCACGGAGGAATTACAGACGATAGTGAGCGAGTATTTCAC